CCAAGTACGATTTACTATCTGATAAAGTGTGTGAATTAGTGAACGGCAATAGAAAAACACACAAAGGCTGGAAAATAGTAAAGGAAGAGTCTAATGAATAAATGTATTATCACGGTCAAGGACGAAGTCAATGTCAAGTTCGATGGCATCGAAGCGGCTGACCGACGAGCACTTGTAAAGATGTTTTCGTATGAAGTGCCTGGCGCTCGTTATCTGCCCTCCGTTCGTCTGGGACGCTGGGACGGCAAAGTGTCGTACTTCAATCTCAGTGGTAGCAGTTATGTCAACTTGCTTGACAAGATCATTCCATACTTAGACAATCGCGGCTACGATATCGAACTCAATGATGTGCGTGACTATAAGACGAACTTTACATTCACAGAGATCGATGAGAATAGTTTCTCCGACAAGTGCTGGCCACCAGGACACCCTGCCGCCGGTCAGCCCGTCACACTGCGAGATTATCAAGTAGAGATCGTCAATAACTTCTTCGGCAACCCACAGTGCTTACAAGAAGTAGCAACAGGCGCCGGCAAGACGCTAATGACTGCCGCGCTATCTCTATCAGTTGAATCAATGGGTCGTTCAATCGTAATCGTGCCTAACAAGTCGCTTGTATCACAAACTGAAGAAGACTACATCAACTTAGGTCTTGATGTCGGCGTGTACTTCGGCGATAGAAAAGACTGGGGCAAAACTCACACAATCTGTACATGGCAGTCACTCGGTGTGTTGCTAAAGAATACAAAGTCAGGCGATGCCGAGCACACAATAGCAGACTTCATCGAGGGTGTAGTATGCGTAATTGTAGATGAAGCACATCAAGCAAAAGCAGACTCACTCAAAGAACTTCTCACGGGCGTGATGAGTCAAATCCCGATTCGCTGGGGCTTGACGGGCACAATACCCAAAGATCAGTATGCGGCACAAGCGCTATTCTGTACAATCGGCCCCGTCATCAACAAGCTGTCAGCACGAGAACTACAAGAGCAAGGCGTTCTGTCGATGTGTCATGTCAACATTGTACAACTACAAGACGGCTTAGAGTTTACAAACTATCAAAGCGAACTCAAGCACTTACTTGAGAACAACAAACGGCTGGACATTATAGCACAATCGGCTCTGAAAATCAATGAAACTGGCAACACACTCATCTTGGTCGACAGAGTAGCGGCAGGCCACGCTCTTGTCGAACGAATGCCAGGTAGTGTATTTGTCAGCGGCGATATGAAGAACAAAGACAGAAAAGAAGAGTACGCAGAAGTTGCTACCAGTCAAGACAAGATCATTGTTGCTACATACGGAGTAGCCGCCGTTGGTATCAACATACCTCGAATCTTCAACCTTATCCTGATTGAGCCTGGCAAGTCATTTGTCAGAGTGATTCAGTCAATCGGTCGAGGTATCAGAAAAGCAGAAGACAAAGATTTCGTTCAAATTTGGGATGTGACCTCAAACTGTAAATTCGCAAAACGCCATCTCACACAGAGAAAAAACTTCTATCGGGAAGCAAACTATCCATTCTCTGTTGAAAAATTAGAATATAAGTGATATAATATAAAGTATGAACATCCTCCAACTTGACAATATAAAGTATGACCTGAGCACACTCCCAGAAGAGATTGAAGACTTGCGTTTTGCTATCTTAGACAACAGCAACCCGCAAAATGTAGACTACTTCTACATACCACTCATCTTCTTAGAGTCATTCAACTCGCCAGCACTTGTACTACGCATTGGCAACAAAACAATCAAGATGCCGCTTGACTGGCAAATTCTTATCGGTGAGCCAGACTTGGGTGACCTTGAAACTCTACCGCTGACATCAATCAATGATCGCGGCTTCAAAGCATTCGAGTTCAACCCTATCAACGGATTCAGACCCAGTTTTCTTGACATTGAAATCTTAGATGTGTATCATGATGTCACATGGTACGCACCACGACTAAAGAACGGCCAGTTTCTTTGTGTGCCGATTGACGATGGCGCATCACCACGATGCGTGTACTTTGTAAAAGAGATCAGCAAGAACTGTGAAATTATTGACTTCAACCAGGCATTCTAATGGCAACCAGAAAACCAGCAGTACCCACAGATGAAAAATTTGAGAATACAGACCTTGATATCTTCAAGGTCTTAGAAGCACTCGACAAAAAAGACTACGGCTTCTACGGTCGACTAACAGAAGAACAGCAAAAGAAATTTGTGCCGTATATAATCACACACTGGATGAGCGCAGTATCAGCAACAGGAGTGCTGGGTGCGTACTACACAATGAGCACAGATGTAAACGCTAACAGACACCTGTTCAACGAGCGCATAATGCAACACCCAGAGTTACAGTGGTTGATGCTGTGCGCCGCATCGCCTGGCATGGGCAAGCAATTTCATCAGTGGATACCCCACTTGAATGCTAAGTTCGGCCGGCTCGAAGCAAGAGCATCTAAGAAAGATGCGAAAGAATATTTCGAAAAGATTTACAAAGGCGCATCAAAGGAAGACATAGCAACAATCACTGATGCTTATGTCAGCGAACAAAATCATCAATATCGTCTCAGTGAATTGTATCCAGATATGAAGATTGATGATATCGTAGCACTAAGTAAGGTAGTAACAGAGGCAGAATTAGATCAATATGAAACAGAATGCGGTAACTAACGCATACGGCTGTGAGCACTGTGGTCGCACATTCGCTCGTGAGTCTACCATCGCAAGACACTTATGTGAACAAAAACGCAGATGGGACGAACAAACACGCCCTGCTAACAGAATCGCATACGCAGCCTGGACAAAATTCTACCAACAATTTCAGCCCAGTAAAAAAGATCGTGACTACCGAGCATTCATTGCCAGCAGTTACTACGGCGGATTTATCAAGTTCGGCACCTATTGTGTAGATGTTCGTGTTGTAAATCCTATGGCATACTTAGACTGGAGCATCGCAGAGAAAGTTGCTCTTGACAACTGGACAAGCGATAAGAACTACAGTAAGTTCTTGATGCAGTATCTACAGTTAGAAGACAACATGGACGCTGTCAAGCGAAGTATCGAAACCCTACTGAAGATAGCAGAAGAGCAGAATATTAGATTAGAGGATGTGCTTAGACTCCACAGCGCAAATAAAGTATGTCATCTTGTCACGCAAGGTCATATCAGTGCGTGGCTGTTGTTCAACTGTGACTCAGGCACAGACTTTCTTGGAACTCTCAACACCGATCAACTAGGTATGATATATGAGTACATCAACATCGACAAGTGGAAAATCAAATTCAAGCGTGATGAAGACAAGGTCAATCAAGTCAAGAGTCTACTGCGGGAGGCAGGATTATGAAATTCAACAGTGATATCGACATTGATTGCGGAGACAGACAACCAATCATCAATGCTATAACTTGTACACAGGCAAGTATTCGTGACGGCAAGTACCCCAAGCGACACAATACCGGCGTATACATTACCGATATTCCGTATGATCCTTCGACAGATACTGCCGCCATTGACTATCGTGAAGCAGAAGAACGTGGCTATGTAAAGTTAGATTTGCTCAATGTCAATCTATACACAATGGTCAAAGACGAAGAACACTTAGTATCCTTGATGCGTGAACCAGATTGGACAATGTTGAACGACAGAACAATCATGGAGCAGATGATTCACATTCATAAGCATTACGACACTATGCGCCGTATGCCTGAACCTATCAACAGCATTCCTCGTATGGCAATGTTCTTAACACTCATCAGACCAGGCAAGCGTCATCTAATCGGCAAGACATGGCAGGAAGTAGGTGAAAGTATCTGGGACAAAGACGGTGACTTATACACCTTCAAGAAGTCACACGCTGTTGCGTATGCTCAATTGGTAGTAGTGAATATGAATCTGTACGATGAGAATCCTACGGCATTCGCTTCACAAGAGTTATCGACCGACGTTTTATCCGTTTCTTAGTCAACTCGTTCATTGATGTGATGGGCCCGTGTAGAATATCAAGGCCCTTGTTGTTGAATGTTTTGAGAAACGGCCTGAACGGCAGCCAGTCATCCCGTAAAAAAAGGTGGATAGGAATCATTCGATTACTGCTCCACCACCACTCGTCTGCTAACTCTAGGAATACGGCCTTTAGTTCCGGCTGAACAATGCTGCCATAATCATAGAATGTCGTTATTGTGTCATCTCTGTTCTGGACGATGCCGACGAATTCCTGTCCGCTGTAACTGCACACAGTTATGAAGGGATGATTTTGTGATAATTTTTCGAAGAATTCGCTGTTCATAATTCTGGAGTATTTATACTTCCATTCCATAGCGATAAATAAGAAAGGAACTATAAAATGGCATCACTAACACCAGTCTATTACTACAATCAACGACAAACAGTTGTCCTAGTGGAATCTGGTACCGCCATTGCTACTAGGAGATATGAAACCGTGTACTCAAAAGAACTAACAATCAGCAAGGGCGTTGACAATATCATTGAGTTCGCCTTCATCAACCAAGATCAGAAAAAAGTAGATATCACTGGCCGAGATGTCACATTCAGAATTCTAAGCAACGACGGCACCTCACAGTTATTACAAAAGACACTGACCCCGATTTATGCCGCCACAGGACTTACCAGTATCCTCATATCCGCCGCAGATATCGAACTTATCGAAGCACAGCGGTGCTCATATACGCTTGAGATCCCAGTTGATTCATATAACAGACCTGTGTTTGTTGATGAATACGGTGGCACACGTGGGGTACTCAACATTATTCCAGGTACACAGCCATCATTTGTGGAATCAACCTCGGTGACAGTTCCAAGTCACAGTTGGCTAATCGGCGCTGGTGCCAATGTAACCTACTACAGTAGCGTTATTGATACTAAGGAACGTGATCGTTTTACTATTCAGACCAACTACTCTAACTTCACTGGTTACACTACACTTGAGGGCAGTACGGTCCAGGACTTTACTACGAGTTACGATATTATTTCACGAGCTACCTTCAACGGATACAGTGCTACCGTCTCTAACATCACGGTTGGCAGCAATACATGGATCACACAGTCGATTACTGACACTGCTAATGTGTTTGTTGGTGCTAATGTAGTCACTACGGCTATGCCAACAAATAGACACGTAGTAGCACTTGGTACAGGCAGTGGAAATATTGAATTGAATGACAGTTCAAATCTAGCAATCGGTGACACTATCACATGGAGCACAGTCGGCTACACTGGAACTACGGGTGAAACAGTTATGGGATATCATCCATATGTCAGATTGAAGATTGAGAATTACGGAACACCTAATGTTCAACCATCAGCAAACGCAAATGCTACGACTACCTACTACGGTGGTGATGTTACCAAAATTCTTTTCAGATAACTCTCCAAAAAGTATTGATTTCTTGCCAACATTCGTGTAAAATAGTTCTATGCTATTTGACATACTCGACACAATCCCAGGCAAGAAACGACAAACGACCGGCGGTTGGTACTCGTTCAACGCCCTATGTTGTGAACACCGCGGCCACAGACCCGACAAAAAATCACGAGGCGGCCTAATCATCACGGGTGAAGACACCTGGTCTTATCACTGCTTCAACTGTCAATTCAAATGCGGCTCAAACCCAGGCAAACAATTCACCGGCAACACTAAGAAGTTCTTAGAGTGGTGCGGCATGGACAGAATGCAAGTTGAGCGACTGAGTTTCAAAAACTTCTCGAACAAAGACCTGTATGACGTTGAAGAAGAGTTCAGACCCATCATTATTATGTTCGACAACAAGCGACTACCTGACGGTAGTGTGCTCCTCGAAGCAGACAATCTCGAACATCAACTACACAACGACTACTTGAGAGGCCGCGGCCTCACAGCAGACAGTTATACATTCTACATCACGCCCGACAGCGAGAGTGAGCGAGAGCGAAACAGAATAATCATACCCTATTACTACAACGGCAAGATAGTCGGATATACATCAAGATTTTACACAGAGACGGGCCCTAAGTATCTGTCTGAACAACAACGCGGGTATATTTTCAACATAGACGCTCAACAAGACAACTGGCAAACCTGTATTCTTGTTGAAGGGCAATTTGATGCTATTAGCATAGGAGGCTGTGCCTATATGAGTAGCACAATAAGTGACGAACAAGCAAGATTAGTAAAAAAATTACGTCGAGATATAATTGTAGTACCAGATAGAGACAGTGCGGGAATGTCTATCTGCGACAGGGCATTAGATTTAGGTTATCGTGTGAGTATTCCAGAGTGGGGTTCAGGAGTCAAAGATGTCAATGATGCTGTTAAACGTTACGGACGACTAGCAACGACATTGAGCATTCTAGAGGCAGCGACCACTAGCAAAATTACAATAGAAATGAAACGAAAGAAATTTTAAATGAGCAAAGATACAACAGAATACACACGAGAAATACAAGAACTATTCATCCGCATGATGATTACAGACGCAAGTCTGTTCACCCGAGTAAGCAACATCCTGAAGAGCGAGAACTTCGACAAGAACCTCAGACCAGCAGTCAAATTCATCAAAGAGTTCAGCGAGAAGTACACGGCTATACCAGACAGCAATCAAATCAGCGCTACGACTGGCGTAGAAATTCAATCAATCACCGGCGGACTACGATCAAGCGACATCGACTGGTTCTTAGATGAGTTCGAACAGTTTACTCGCCGCCAGGAACTAGAACGAGCAATCTTAGAGAGTGTCAAATTCTTAGACAAGGGTGAGTTCTCGCCGGTAGAGAAACTAATTAAAGACGCGGTTCAAATCTCACTGACAAAAGACATGGGCACTGACTACTTCAATGACCCACGTGCCCGACTAGAACGCATCAAAAACAACAACGGCCAAATCTCAACCGGCTGGCCTTGTCTCGACCACAAACTATACGGCGGCTTCAATCGAGGCGAACTTCAAATCTTCGCAGGCGGCTCCGGCTCCGGCAAGTCCCTGTTTATGCAAAATCTATCAGTCAACTGGTCAAGTGTGGGCTTGAACGGCGTATATGTTTCGCTTGAATTGAGTGAAGACCTATGTGCTATGCGTATTGACTCTATGACTACTGACATCGGTACAAAGAACATCTTCAAAAACTTAGACGATGTTGAAATGAAAGTCAAGATTCGTGCCAAGAAGTCCGGCAGATTCTACATCAAATATCTACCAGCACAGAGCACAGTCAATGACATTCGTGCGTACATCAAGTCACTAGAAGTAGAAACCGGCATCAAAGTTGACTACCTATGTATCGACTATCTTGACTTGCTGATGCCGGTCAGTGCTAAGGTCAGTCCTAGTGATTTGTTCATCAAAGACAAGTATGTTAGTGAAGAGATCCGCAACTTAGCGAAAGAACTCAATGTCATCCTAGTAACTGCCTCACAGTTGAATCGTAGTGCTGTTGAAGAAGTCGAATTCGATCACTCACACATCAGTGGCGGTATTTCAAAGATCAACACAGCAGACAACGTATTCGGCATCTTTACAAGTCGCTCAATGAAAGAACGCGGTCGCTATCAGATTCAACTGATGAAAACACGCAGTTCAAGCGGCGTTGGCCAGAACATCGAACTTGCGTTCAACATAGACACACTCAGGATCTACGATGACGGCGAAGAGAACGGCCAGAGCACTCAGGCCAACATGACTTCCTCGATTCTCAGCAAAATCAAGACAACCTCACAGGTGTCCCGTAGCCCGACCATGGAGGGCGAGGTCGAAGACACCCATGTAGAGGTGCCTAAGATCAAGGCCGAGGTTCAGGGCAATAAACTAGCGGCCATGCTAGGTCAGCTCAAAAACAAGTAATCCCCACTGGCCGAGATAAATACATTATTATGAAACGACAAACGCGGTCCTTATTAGAAGAACTAGAAGAAGTAAGCAAGAATCGTGATACTAAACATATCATCGAAAATCGTGCTAATAATGTAATATCTTCGGCCATTCACTTACTTGAAGTGATTGAGCGCAACTTCACTCCAGAGCAAAGTGCTGTTCTAGAGAAGAAGTTGCTAGTTGCTATCAAAAATCGTGACCAGAACAAGTTTGTCAATTCGCTAAAAAGATCAGGCGGGACAAACAATGAAAATAAATGAACTAGGCAAAGTAGATAAAGTAGAAGAAGGCCTGGGAAACTGGCTGGTGCGCAAGGGCGCTCTTGGCCCTACTAAAGCCAATCAAGCCACACAAAAAGACAACGAGAACAAATTTGTCCTTCAATTAAAAACTGCTTATGAGGAAGCAGTTGCCAAAGGAGAGATTGATCCTAGTGTTAAGGGTGACGAAGTGCCTTCAGGAACTCCTACTCCACAAGAACTTGCCGCACAAAAAAGACAGGAAAAACAAGCTGCCGCTACAGCAGCCATCAATCCAAGAGGCCAACCCAGTGGTCAATTTAGTCCTCTGCCAGATAAAAAAGTTCAAGCAGGTCAATCAGCATTTAGCAGTATGGCTCAAGGACTCGATACCATGGGTCAAAAATCACCAGTAACTACAATGCCTCCTGGCAGTCGTCAGCTTGGCCCCAAAGGAAGACAAACTCTAGGAAGACTGGGCAAACAAAAGCAAGTAAGATCAAGTGGTGCTCAGGGAACCCTTGACCTCAATGAAGGATTGTCTGATTATGAATCGTTCAGTACTCTATTAGAGAGCTTAGTAGTAGAAGATCAAGTTGGAATGTCCCCGTCAGTTTGGATAGTGAATCATATGGATAGACTGATAAAGGCTGCTGGAATTACTCCAATGCCTAATTCAGAG